CAATGCAAAATTTGGGATTTTCTTCAGATGATTTACCATTTTCTGCTCGTCCTTCAGCAACCAACACGGGTCGCTTTCATTTCGGTGGTAAGAATATCGATCATAATATTCCTTCCATTGAGCTGGGATAGGTAAGTAATCAGGTAGATCATGCCCTCCGAGATTCATCTGTAAAATTTCTCGTTCCATTCGGACTTGATCTGAGGTTGTAACGCCATATAGGCGTTCCACCAGGTTGCGAGTGTTGTCTCCTATCTCCTTGGGAAGTGGCAGATTTTTTACTGCCATACGCAACTTCTGTTGCTCCCATTGATCAAATGAAGATATAAGTTTTTCATCAACAGTCACCCCACTGGTCAACTCCAGTATTCTGTAACCCAATCCGGCCAAGATTGGGCTTCCATTGTACTGGTAAACCAGCGAGTAACCTCTCGCACGCAAAAGAGCCATTCTAGTTGCCTCTTTCGCTTGAACATAACGCTTGTTAGTCCAACCCACCCTCGCCAACATCTCTAAGGGATCTGTAACTACTATTAGATCCTCCATGTCATATACTTGTCCGCAAAAACTTGCTTCAGATAGCTTGTCAGTTTTACCTATTTTTATTGTAAAACCCATCTCCTCAAACTGCTCTGCAGTTGGCGTGGCCAATGATGGAACAACTCGAAAGAGTCCATCATCACCTTCCACGAATCCAATTACCTCAATGGCTCCGTTCTTGAATGCTAAAAACAAGAACACCATTAAATTGGCAAATCCATTCGATAGAGAAGTATCCATCTCCCCACTCATTCTAGTTGCATGAATTATGAACTCCAAGTATTTGGAAGATATAAAATTAAATCCTCCCATAGTCTCTTCGTACATAGTTAACCACTCTTTCATATTGCAATCTTTAAGCATATACCTAAAGAGCTCAAATTGAGTAATTTCCATTATTTCTTGCGTAAAATGTGCCTCATATGAAGTATAATCAGTATAGATATATTCCGAACCCGGACTGTTCAAATATTCCTTGATGACCATGGGCCGATCTGGAACGGGGACAGTTTTAATGAATTCAGGCAAAGCAAATACTCTACTAGATACAGCAGCTACAGCGGGGCCAAAGTAACACTTGGCGATGTCGCACCGCGAATTTATCCATCGTGGATATTTCCACTCTGGATAAGTCTCATCCTTTATGAATGAGTTGACTCTACGTGCATTTTTCCTTGTTAGCCTACAACCGGCATTTAGCCATCTTGTACGCAATTCTGCTTTTCGCGAATTGCTATAAGGGGTTGAATCCAACCACTCTTCGAAACTTGGTAAATCTGCATTAGTTAACGGTTGGAGATTCCTCTTCAACCAGAGTCTTACAAATCTTTTGAACTCCCGCTTATAGGCACGATTCAGTGGCGGAGTTTTCCCACCGAAACGTTTTGCCATTGATGCAATATTTGATATAGTATGGCCATCATCTGCCCGAGGGGGGCTTACCTTAAAAAATAAAGGCAAATTGGTAGACATGGGCCGGCGTTGATTTAAATGGTTATCATTAGTGACATGTTTAATTTTCAAGTCATCTTTGATCCCCTTAGATAAGGACACCGGAGCCAAATCCACTTCATTTGTCCTATACCCATACAGGTAAACTCGTCCAGGTGAATGGCTTAAGAAAAAGTCTGAACCGAAGCAGAGCCTGCAAGGATCCATCCCGCAACTAATGCGGTATCCTTGTAGACAGATCGGCCAGTTCTCAAGAACCGTTCGTAATCCTCCTGTGCTGTATTATCATCCATCATCATTCTCTGTACTCGTTCAATTGCCAACTCAGTAGTCGGCGCCATTATTGTTTTACGATTCAGAGCCATTGACAACATTGCTTCAGAGACATGAAGCTTTATCAATTTTTGATGGTCTACATTCCAGAATCTAGTTGTTTTCAAACCAACCAAAAATCCTGTAAGCACATGGTATGTGATCCCGAAGTGACACTTAAAGTGTTGCTCTTTCCACATATAACGTATGTCATCTTTATTCTTATATTCTACTACCACCTGATAGGCACGTACTTTTTTGGACGCACGACGCGTAGCCCGGTCGAACCCCGGTCTAACATCATTACTGTCCTTGTACTCAAATAGAGGTATTGCTACCAACCTATATTTCCTATATATCAAACGGTCCCAAGCCCACTGCCCAAACAGGTAGTGTGACAAGGTCAGCAAGAAAAAGACAAACGTGAAAATTTCCACGTTTATACATAAGGATATGTCATAAGACATACCCAACCACAAATACCACATCATGTTTACACACTCTGTGGGAAATAGGGTTATATGCAAGAATGAAACAGCATAGGAGAAAACAAAGAAGAACAAATTCCTGCAACACTTGGCGTACAATGACCAATCATTGGCATAAAAACCAACAATTTTAGATAAGAATAGTGTATCCACTGCTCTATTTTTGTACCGCTTGTTAGGCAGTTTTTCGTCCCACATTTTTGAAGATTTTTGTCTATGCTCAAACAAAGACGCATTCTCCATCAATATTTTCTCCTGGGCTAGTGATTCCTTAGCTCGAATCACTCCAAGTTCAGCCTCTAACAAAGCACGCTCAGCTTTGAGGATGTTCTCAGGTTTCCCTATATCATCTGTTAATTTTATGAGACACGCATTCAGCTTGTCTCGTTCAGTCATTAAATTTTGTATATCAGTTTTTAGCTGTTGGACGTATCCTTCAGCCCCACCTACGACACCCTTGGGATTTTGGGGTGAAGATTTAGCAAACTGTTGTTTTTTGCTGGGCGGTCTTATGTTTTAGTTCCAAAACAGCGCGGCCCGCTCTGCGTTGGACTGAGGGTTGGGAAAGGTCATAACGGTACCATAATCCAGATGTTTTTAACACTATGTCTAGCAAACCTCCGACATGAGGAACATTTCCGAGTTAGTGTGACATTCTGCTATTTGTCCCCAAACCCATTCGAGACAAGTAACAGTAAATCAGACACACACCCTCCCCGCCTAACAATTCTATGATGGCGTGAGGGACACCCAAGCATTGCAGCCCGAGTTCTATAAAATACTAATGGTATTCAGAAAGTTGCGGCCAACCAATGCACCTAAATGCACCCTTACTTACGTATTTGCAGAAGTTTATCCCCGAACTATTATCGGTCTGCATCTACGTATCATCAATATTTTATGCTAGGAATCTTTTTCACCTAGGATAATAGTGTCA